CCAAACGACAATAACTTCGAAACTTTTTTCGTAGCAGCTGATTATCTTTCATACGCAAACGCTCTTTGGGTGGTTCGTGCAGATAACGGTGCAGCCAAAGCAGGTGGATATACTACCTTAGTACTTGATGGCGAATCTGTTGATGAAGGAAACTCAGCAGCAGGTGCTTTTGAAGCACTATATCCTGGCGCATTGGGTAATGCTATCGAAGTTTCATACGCTAAATCAACTGCATTTTCAAATGATGTAGCTGCAGTAGGTGATTTACTAGATACTTTCACCTTCACCGCAGTAGGAAACACATCTTTGTCTTTCAGTTCAGAACTAGAATATGCTTCTAGCTCAATTGATTTACTTGTTGTAGAAACAGATAAACTACCAGCAATCAGCTCAGGCGACACTATTGAAATCGGTAACGATTCAGTAGGCTATCAATCACTAGTAGTTTCTACTTTCACAGAAACAGCACTCGATCAGTACGGTGTAGAAGAAGAAACAGGTAACACTGCTTTAATTACTCACTACCAATACGAGATTGCATTCACTAGTTTGTATAAACTATTCGAAACACAGCCTAGCAAAGTTAAACTAACACGCAAGTGGTCCGCAAGTTCAACATTTGGTAAAGCACCATCCACTAATAACTTCCACATTCTTGTAAAAGACAAGACTGGAGCAATTACTGGTGAAGAAGGCGCTATTCTAGAAGTTTATAACGATGTTTCTACAAGCGCTTCAGCAACAAAGCTAGACGGTTCATCTAACTATTTCGTAGATGTTATCGATAATGGTTCTGACTGGATTGCAGTAGCTAATTCAGCTGCACTAGTAGCAGCAACATCAGCAGTCGAAACATTCGGTGGTGGTACTGATGGTACAACAGAAACTGCGACATCAATTGGTACATTAGCAGCAGCTTATGATCTATTCGCTAACTCTAACGAAATTGATCTATCCTTTGTCCTACAAGGTAAAGGTGACCAAAATGGTGTTCTAGCTAACTACCTAATCAGCAACGTAGCAGATTCAAGAAAAGACGTAGTAGCTTTCGTTTCTCCTTCTAAAGCTGATGTTGTAGATGAGAATAAGACAAACACTAAATTAGCAAACGTTATTGCATACCGCAACAGACTTCAGAACAGTTCTTACTGGTTCATGGATAGCGGTTACAAATATCGTTATGACAAGTACAACGATAAGTACCGTTGGGTTCCACTAAACGGTGACATGGCAGGTCTTGCTTCAAGAGTAGAACCTTTTGAATCACCAGCTGGTTATCGTAAAGGTGTAATTAAGAACGTAGTTAAACTTGCTTTCAATCCTAACAAAGCACAGCGTGACCAACTATATAGCGCTGATGTTAACCCAGTAATGTCACAAGTAGGACAAGGTATCGTTCTATTCGGTGATAAAACAGGTCTTGGATTACCAAGTGCGTTTGATAGAATCAACGTTCGTAGATTGTTCATCGCTGTTGAGAAAGCTATTGCAAATGCCGCTCAATCATTCTTGTTCGAACTTAACGATGAATTCTCTCAAACACAATTCAGAAACATTGTTGAACCATTCTTGAGAGAAATTCAAGGTCGACGTGGTATCATTGACTTCAGAGTAATTTCTGATGCAACTGTTAACACACCTGCAATTATCGATCAGGGTAAATTTAGAGCAAATATCTTTATCAAGCCTGCTCGCTCAATCAATGTTATTGAGCTTACTTTTGTAGCTACAAGAACAGGAATTGAGTTTGAAGAAATTGTTGGCTCGATTTCATAATAAATAGTTAATAAAAAGGAGAACGAGAACATGGCATTTAATATTAACGAGTTCAAGTCACAACTAGTAGGTGGTGGCGCTCGTCCAACTCTGTTCCAAGTTCAAATTCTAAACCCTGTAGCTCCTGAAGCCGACTTTAAAGTTCCTTTCATGGTTAAAACTGCTGGTCTACCAGCTTCTAACTTAGGTTCTTTTACAGCACCATACTTTGGTCGTCAGGTAAAATACGCGGGCGATAGAACATTTGAAGATTGGACCGTTACAATCATCAACGATGAAGATTTCTTAATCAGAAATGCGATGGAGGCTTGGTCTAATGCGATTAACTCGCATGACGGAAACCTTCGTTCATTACCTGCTGATTATAAATCAAACGGAATTATTACTCAGTATAGTAAAGACGGAGATCCTATCCGTACGTATGTTTTTGAAGGAATGTATCCAATAACTATCGATGCAATTGCTATGGACTGGTCTACTACTGACACAATTGAAGAATTCAATGTAACGTTCCAATACGACTTCTGGAGAGTTGAAGGAACGACCGGAATTCCTACTACATAATTTATAGGAAATAATAGTGAAAATTTTTGGCTTTGAGATTAAGAGGCCAGAAAACGAAACAACTCAACAACCAGTTTCGTTTGCTGAGCCTCAAAACGATGATGGAGCTATTACCGTTTCAGGTAATGCGCTCGGTGGATTTTATAATACGATTTTAGACCTTGAGGGTTCGGCTAAGACCGAATCCGAGCTTGTAACAAAATATCGTGCTATGGCTATGCAACCTGAAATTGCACAAGCTCTAGACGATATTATTAACGAAGCAATTAGTGTTGATGTTAACGAACAGGTTGTAGAAATTTCTCTTCAAGAAACAGAACTTCCTGATAAAGTTAAAGAAAAGATTGTTGATGAATTTTATAATATACTAGCACTATTAGATTTTTCTAATACTGCTTATGATATGTTCCAAAAGTTTTATGTAGACGGAAGACTAAACTATCACGTCATCATAGATCCCAAGAACATAAAGAAAGGAATTACAGAACTTAGATATGTTGATGCACGAAAACTAAAACTTATTCGTGAGATCGACAAGAAGGAAAAAGATCCTCATTCTGGAGCTCCTACTAAGAAAATAAAGAACGAATATTATTTGTATTCTGAGTCTGGATTTGGAGCGACTAGCGCATCAGGTTCAACAACTGGTTTTAAGATCTCTAAAGATTCTATCGCTAGAGTTACTTCAGGATTGATGAATGAGAATAATAGTTTAGTACTATCCCATTTACATCCTGCAATTAAGCCTCTTAACCAGCTTCGTATGCTTGAAGATGCTACTGTTATTTACACACTAACAAGAGCTCCTGAAAGACGTATTTTCTATATTGATGTTGGTAACTTGCCAAAGAATAAGGCAGAGCAATATCTACGTGATATGATGACTCGCCATAAGAACAAGTTACAATATAACGCATCAACTGGTGAGATCTCTGATTCTCGCAAGATGATGACAATGACAGAAGATTTTTGGTTCCCACGTAGAGGTGGAGAACGTAGTACAGAAGTTGATACTCTTGCCGGAGGTTCAGCTCAAGGCTTGAGTACAGACGACAACTTACAGTACTTTCAGCGTAAACTATATAAAGCGCTGAAGGTACCTATTAGTCGTTTAGAACCAGAAACGATGTATGCTTTTGGTCGTACTGGTGAGATTACTAGAGATGAATTGAAGTTTGGAAAATTCATTAGAAGAATTAGAAACCGCTTCTCTGGATTATTTAACTTAATTCTAGAAAAGCAATTGATTCTGAAAGGTGTTCTAACTCCTGAAGAGTTTGATGAAATTGTTAATGATATTCGTTATGACTTTATTCAGGATAACTACTTTACAGAATTAAAAGAAACAGAAATTTTAAGAGAAAGACTTAATACTCTTAGAGACATTGAAGAACAAATTGGTAAATACTATTCTAAGAAATGGGTTGTTACTAACGTTCTTCAGATGACCGAAGAAGAGTATAAAGAAATTCAAGACGAAATAGCATTTGAAAATGAAAACGAACCTAGTGACGATGGTGGTGACGATGAAGAAATGTTCCAATCTATATTCCCACCAGATGAGAAAGAAAAGGAAGAACCCGCAAAGAACTTCCTAGCTAACGCTAACACAGCCCCGGCTCAAAAGCGTAGCGTTAAAACTTAAATCACTTTGTTTATAAATAATTGATATAAATGTGTTAAAATAAAAGCATAGGGACTAATAATGAAAACATTTAAGAAAATTCTTTCAGAAGTAGCGCAGCCAAAATCTGCGGAAGAAAAGAGATTCAAAGATCAACATACTATTGAGTTGATTAAACACCCTGTTGCTCTTGATTCTCAGTTCACCGGAGAAATCGAGGGGCTAACTAAGAAGAAGAATTTAGCAGACGTTACTCCTGGTGAAGATGAAACTAAATATGATCAAGCCTATGCAGTAAAGAATAAGCCTTTCAAAATGCCTCGCAATATCGATGAAGAAAAACAAGGCCGCACATTCAAAGCTTTGATCGATAAACTAGCAGAAGAAACATCAGTAGATTTAAACGAAACACCAGAAGAAGAAATTCCAATGATGATGCGTCAATTGCACTTCATTGCCTATGCTGCAGACGAAATCATGGAATATCTCGCTATCGACGGATTAGATCCAGAAGAATGGTGGCAGAACAAACTAGCTTACGCTTTCGCTCAAATGAAGAGCCTTCACGCTTATGTAGAAGGTGATAAGCGCATGA